CCTCAGAGCACTATCGCAAGACGAACCAAGGTCGAGCTTCCGTATCGCGCCTGATATTAGAAGCTACGAAATCGCGTAATGGCGTTCGCATCTAATCGAAGGGCCTACGGAATCTGTGACATCACTGGGTTCCGCTACCGTCTCAAGGACATGAAAAAGACTTGGGACGGCTTGCTTGTGGGCCCTGATCAGTGGTCTCCAAAGCATCCGCAATTGATGCGTAAGCCCACCCCTGTGGACCCTGAAGCGCTCAGAGACCCACGGATTGACCAAGCCGCTGATGGTAACGACGGAAACTTTTTTAGCGTTTATACCAACGTAGGTGAGGGTATACTGGGCACAGAGCTAACCCCATTTAAGGTAACTAGCGCACTGGGCACAGTTGAGGTGACGACGTCATGAGTTTCACATTAGCCACATTAAAATCTGCGGTGCAGGATTACCTGCAAGTTGATGAGACGACGTTTAACGACAACCTCAACACCTTTATCGAAGAAGCCGAAAGCCGAATATTTAAGCTGGTTCAGTTGCCTGAACAGCGTAAAAACGTGACCGGCACTCTGACGTCTGGTAATCGCTTTCTCGCTACGCCATCAGATTTTTTCGCGCCATTTTCTTTGGCTGTAATCAGCAATGACCGGTACTACTACTTGGATTACAAGCACCCGTCGTTTATCAAAGAGTACAGCCCAACCACTACAACCCAAGCGCAACCTAAATATTACTCGTTGTTCGATGATACGGCCTTTGAGCTGTCGCCCATACCGGATTCTGGTTATTCGGTAGAGCTTCACTATCTCTATAAGCCGGCATCATTAACAGCAGGTGCAGACTCAGGAACAACCGTCCTGTCCACTGACCATCCAGATCCACTTCTGTATGGCACGTTGGTCGAGGCGGCTATATTCCTGAAGGAGACTCCAGACGTTATCCAGACGTTTGAGACTCGATTCAAGGAGGGGGTCGCGAGAATGAAGAACGTGAGCGAAGGCCGCGCTACTCGCGATGAATATCGATATGACTTGTTGAGGACAGGTGTGAGTTAATGTCACAAATACCAGAGTTGGAGGGGGCTCGTGTCGCCCTGATTGGCCTTGGGGCCTCTCAAATAGACTATGTAATCGGAACTGAAAACAGCCAAACATGGGATGAGGTGTGGTGTGTAAACGCCGCGCTGTCCGTATTTGATTGCGACAGGGTCTTTATGATGGACCCCGCAAGCCGTTACTTGGATACAGAAGATGCTGGCGGCCAGACAGACGTCATGCGCCGATGTCTGCCGGACTTTACGAAGCCTATCTACTCGTGCGAGTTAGATGAGCGGGTGCCAGCGATTGTTGAGTTCCCTCTAAAAGAGGTCATAGATGATCAGCGTTGCGCTTACCTAAACAACACGGTGGCTTACGCCATGGCTTTCGCTTTGTACAACAAAGTGGCCCACATCGACTTGTTTGGCATGGATTTCAGCTATAAGCACAACCTGCACTTCGCAGAGGCAGGTCGTGGGTGCCTTGAATTCTGGGTTTCACGTTGCATTTCACAAGGTGTCGGTGTGGGTGTAAGCCAGAAGTCTGCGCTACTCGACAGCAATGTTGACCCACACGAGCGGCTGTATGGGTATCACAGGCTCGACGACCCCATGTTGGTCATGACCGATCAGGAAGGCGAGTTTTTAGTCTGCCCTCAATCGCAGTTTGATGATGCAAGGCGTAAGTTTAACCTGCAAAAGATTGAGATGCCCTCAGCACCGGAGCCTTACAAGGGATGATGTCGCAGAGTTCAGATTTCGGCCTCGGTAACGTAATGGTGGCCACCTCGGATGAGGGTGGCCATGACCCAGAGTTTTGGGCAAAGGTTACGACAGATCGATTAGTGAGTATTTCGGATAGTGCAGAGCCACATATAAGACAGCAGGCAGAGGCTTTTCGACAACAAGTTTATGAAGTAGTATTGAGAGGGATTAAAAGCGCTATAGCGAGTGATAGGACTACTGTATCCGTAGCTCTTCGGCGCCAAGGTCATACTCACATGGCTGATATATTGAAGGAGCTATAAATGGCTATCACATCGGCGATCTGTACATCATTCAAGCAAGAGTTGTTGGTCGGTACGCATAACTTCACTGCGTCCACGGGAGACACCTTTAAGCTGGCGTTGTATACCAGTTCTGCGACTCTTGGCGCGTCCACTACGGCTTATACGGCCTCTAATGAGGTGTCTGGCACCAACTACACCGCTGGGGGCGCCGACCTTACTAGCGTCACGCCTACGACGTCTGGCACCACGGCGATCTGTGACTTCGCAGACCTCACGTTTGGTACGGCCACGATTACGGCGCGTGGATGCCTAATCTACAATGACGACCAAGCGGATAAGGCAGTAGCGGCTATCGATTTTGGAGGGGACAAAACCAGCACGGCAGGCAACTTTACGATTGTCTTTCCGTCGCCGACGGCCACTGGCGCCATCATTCGGCTTGCGTGATGCGTCGGTATGCCCCTCCAGACCATAGAATTCAAGCCGGGAATTGACAAGGAGTCTACCGACTATGCGGCCAAAGGCGGCTGGGTTGATGGAAACCTCATTCGATTTCGCAAGGGACGTGTTGAGAAAGTTGGCGGCTGGAATAAGCTTGGCACTTCTTATTTCCTTGGGATTGCTCGCGCTCTGCATAGTTGGATCTCTCTCGGCGGTACTCGCTTTCTGGGATTGGGCACAACCTTTAAATACTATATCGAGGAAGGTGAATCGTATAACGACGTCACTCCTATAAGGGCGACTACCGCCGCTGGCGACGTCACGTTTAGCGCAACTGACGGCTCCTCTACAATTACCGTAACCGATACCGCCCATGGAGCAGTAAGCAACGACTTTGTTACTTTTAGTGACGCGGTAACACTTGGCGGAAACATTACTGCCGAGGTTCTTAATCAAGAATATCAAATCAGCCTTGTAACCAGCCTGAACGCTTATGAGATTGTCGCCAAAGACACAAGCGGCGATGAGGTAACAGCAAACAGCAGTGACACTGGTAATGGCGGCTCTGCCGTCGTCGGTGAGTATCAAATCAATGTCGGCCTAGATACCTTCGTAAAATCCAGTGGTTGGGGTGTAGGCACATGGGGTGCCGGCGGTTGGGGCTCCTCTACCGCAATCTCATCAAGCAACCAGCTACGTTTGTGGACGCATGACAACTACGGCGAGAACCTAATCATTAACCCCCGAGGCGGCGGTATCTATCGCTGGGTTGAAAATGACGGTGTTGAGACACGCGCAGTTGAGCTTTCGCAAGTATCAGGCGCAAATCTCGTGCCAACAGTGGCTTTGCAGGTCATCACCTCAGAAACTGATCGGCACCTTATTTGCTTAGGTGTTGCCCCTATCTCTGGCGGATCTCGCACGGGTATCATCGACCCAATGCTCGTGGCCTTCTCTGACTCAGAGAACGAGCTAGATTTTGAGCCAACAGCAACAAACAGTGCTGGATCAATACGGCTATCCAGCGGCTCCTTTATTGTAGGCGGCATCAAGTCTCGCCAAGAGATCTTGATCTGGACAGACACTAGCCTTTACTCCATGACCTTTATTGGGCCTCCACTGACGTTCGCTATGAACTTGGTGAACGAAGGCTCTGGTCTTATCGGTCCGAAAGCGGCTTGTAATGCGCCTAATGGCGTCTACTTCGCGAGTAAGACCGGTTTCTACTTCTACAACGGTGCAGTGCAGAAAGTACCCTGCACGGTGCAGGAGTACATCTTCAATGACCTTGACCTCGGTCAGGCCTTTAAGTGTCACATGGGCGTGAACTCGGAGTTCGGCGAGGTTTGGTTCTTCTACCCAAGCATCGACGATGGCACGGGAGAGATCTCGCGTTACGCCATTTACCACTATGAAGAGAACCATTGGTCTATTGGATCGCTGATTCGCTACGCTTGGCTTGACGCTGGTATTGAGGATCTGCCTTTTGCTTCGGCAACGACTGGTTCACAACAGTGCGTCTTCCAGCATGAGTCTGGGTTTGATGACTATGAAGATGCTATGACTGGCGTCTTTATTGAGTCGGCCGACATCGATATTAGCTCAGGTGACTCGCTTGCCTTTGTCAAAAAGCTGATACCTGACATGGCTTTTGTAAAAGATCAGGGCGTTAGTAACACGCCAGCGATGAACATTGTGCTCAAGCGTCGTGAGTATCCGGGCCAGTCGCTGATTGTGGACAGCACAAGCCAGATTACAGAGACCACCACGTTTAAAAATCTGCGCACCAGAAGCCGACAGATCGTGCTTCGGTTTGAGAGTGACGACGATGCTCAGGCAGTAGATCAGAAGGGCTATAAGTGGCGTGTCGGTGCTACACGACTTGACTTACAGCCGAGTGGTAGACGTGCATGAGCGTCTTACTGCCAACTCGTCTGCCGTTTGCTCAGGGCGATACGGTATCCGCTGACACCTTCAACCGCCTAATCCGAGTGCTTGAGCTTAACTTGGGCGGCGTCAACTTCAGTATCTCTCCGCATTTTAGTGCTACGGATATCGCCGAATTACAATTTGCCACTGGCGCTATCATATTCAATACTACGAATTCAATTCATCAGGCGTTTGATGGGGTACAATTTAGAGACTTATACGATCATCAGACCTATCCAACCGGCATCGGAATGTCGGCAACAGTGGGGGCCGTAACGGTAAATACACCATGAACGCATTTTTAGAACAAAGAATTGCCAACCTGATGGGCCCAGATCCCAGCTACGAGTCCCCCATGATGATGGCTGAAGGTGGTGAAGTCTTTGAGATTGATGATCCTGAAACCATGGCTGAAGCATCAATGGCCATGGATTCTCCCGTAACTGACCCTAACGCCGACCTTCGTGAAGCCATTGAGCAGTTGATGGTGGCTCAAGAAACTGCCGAAGATCCCTTTGAGGCGCGTAAGGCGCAACAGCTTGCAGAGGCCGCACAGATTGGTGCAGAGGCCCCTATGGGTGGTATGGCGCTTGAGCTCTCTCAGGCAGGTCGCGGTGGTGATAGCACTCTTGCTCACCTTACCCCCGGTGAAGTCGTCCTCCCCCTTGGAATGATGGATGACCCAGAGTTCGAGCGTGTCGTTGAGAATCGCTTTAACCAGTTGGATTTAGATCCTGAAGAGTATGTGGTCGGCCTTGGCATCGCATCGCTCAACCCTATAACGGGGTTAGAAGAATTTGGTTTTTTCAAGAAAATCGCCAAGGGCGTAAAGAAGGTTGTCAAAAAGGTCGTCAAGCCAGTCGCAAAAATAGCCCAGTTCGTCCCCGGACCTTGGCAGGCACCAGCGGCTCTTATCGCACGAGCCAGCACTGTATACGACGTCGCCAAGGGACGTGCCAGCCCGTTGGCTTTAGCAGGTGTCATGGGGCCATTACCGGGCGCTGGAGCAGTCGCAGGTGAGGCAGGCAAAGCGGCGGCCAGCAAGGGTTTAGGTAGCTTATTCAGTGGCGCAAAAGAGTTTGTGACCAAAGGTGCTGACGGCGTTGGTCTTATGGGAAATATCGGCAAAGGCTTAGGCAGTCTTGGCAGTAGTGTTGGTAACATTTTTGTAGGTGGGGGCGCTGATGGCGTCGGTAATTTTGGAAAAATAGGTGACTTCTTTGGTGGGATAGGTGATGCGGTTGGTATCACTGACTATGCCAGCATGAGAGATCCCGGTGCTGTTTTGGGGCAACTAAGCATTGAAAACCCAGAAATTAATGACATTGTTGCTGACGGCGTAGCCGCTGGTAAGTCGATGCAGACGATCCTCGACGAAGTACAACAGATGGGATACGGGGGCTCAGGTGGCCTGCTTGGCGGTCTTATTAGCGGCGGTGGGCAAGATGGCGTCGGTGAGTACGGACTATTAGGCGATGCGCTTGGCGGTATTACTGATAGATTGGGCATCACCAATTACGGGTTAGCCGGTGGTGCTGGTGCCGCTGGCGGACGTGGTTTAGGCGGTCTTGGCATGGGCGATCTAGGCGCCGTAGGTCTTGCTGGCTTGCTAGGCAAGCTTGCCTATGATGAAGCCAAAGATCGCAAGGGTGTACCGCTTACGCCGTCTGTCGTTATGAACGCGGCAGGCCGCTTCAACCTAGAGAATGAGATTGCACGTCGCGCAGGCACTGCGGCACCAAACCCAGTTGAGTTCGGATTGCTCCCACAGGGCACCCTACCTGTGCTGAGCGGAGGCGGAGCGCCGACTGCGGCACAGGCTGAGCTCGAGGCACAAAAAGCCACAGGGATGCGATACGGCGGACCTGTGATGGCTTTTGCCGAGGGCGGCGACGTAGACGAAAAAGACTTTCAGCGCATGAATGGTGACATCAATGGCCCCGGTACTGAGGTCAG